CTGTTGCCTCTGTGTTCCAGTTAAGTTTTGATTACTTAGTTGTAACTGTTGACTTTTTAAAGTTTCCTGTAGATTTACAATTTCAGCATTAATCTTTTCAATTTTAGGTGAAGTCTTTGGAGCGAGCAAAGGAGTCTCTAAAGGTTTAGGCTTCATTTTAAATCGTTCTTTAACAAGCTGATTAAACTCAGTATTCTTTACCTTGTCTCTTGCTATTTGCTGCAAGGTTTCTGCAAACTGAGGATTGTCTTTAACCACTTGTTCTGCGGTATTGGTAAACTCTTTTATTTCTTTGTCAATTTCTTTAATAACATTGTTCTTTTGAGACTTACTCTTAGATGCTTTTCTTGCTTTATTTACTCCACTTAAAAATGTCGCATGAAACAGCGGAGAGCGTTTGATTTCATTCCATCCTTCTTCGCGTTTATCAGGGTCAACTAACTTGAGCCAATCTGTAGCCATATCACTCATAACTCTTCCCATTTCAGCAATACCCTTAATAGGATCTTCGGCTATAGTCATACTCATTAAAGGAGCAACACCTGTTAACATTACCAATTCTTTTGCCACTCTTCTGGTAATAGGATCTTCTTCTTTAGGGTCTAAATAAGTTAATATTGGCTCAAACTGATATGCAGTCGCTTGTCCTTTTATATCTTCAGCTCTTTCAGGATTTTCTTTAAAAAACTGAATACGCTGTTTAGACTGACTCCATGATTCTCGTAAACCATCTAAAAACCCATCATCTTCCTGTTTAGGTGGCTCATCTGCTGCTGCTGTAAAATAGTATTGAGGTTGTTTCACACCTTCAATTTTATTAGGCAGATTTATACCAATAGATTCAATCTGTGCTTGCTCTTCTTTAGAAGGGTTTTGCTTTAATACTTGAAGTGAATCATCTTGCGGTTTAGGAAATAACTCAGGTCTTGCTTTCTGTAAAATCTGTGTTACTTGATTGTCATTTAAGCTAGACAGATCTGGTCTATTAGCTCTAAAAAGCTCAATAAGTTTCTGAGTGTTATCAGCCATTACTTTGTTGCATCTACCATGTAATTATTGTAGTCTGATTGCTCACCACCCATAAAAGTTAATTTTCCAAACATAGGATCATTAACAACAGTACCTGGAGACAACTTAACTTCATTACTCATTGCTTGACCCAAAGAAATTGAAGTTGGCAGTGCTGGAGAGATGGTCTCTGGGATTTCATCAAGAAGAGCTAAAAAAGCAGGTTGAGATTTTGTTGGTACAAGATTTCCTTTTGCATTAGCAATTTGAGCTTCTGTTGCAAATTGCTCTTCACCAGTAGCTTTATTTAATACCTTTTTTGTAGCAGGCTGTTGTGGTGTACCAAATGCAATGTTTGGATTGCCTTCTACTTCAGATTCTGTTGCTTGCATTAACTCGCCAGTAGTTTTATTGTATGCCCTGTATTTCTTTTCTTTCGTAGGATCAATCTTAACACCTCTTCTTATCTCAGCTTCTTTCTTTCTTAGATCAATTACTTCTTTTGTAGGAGGTACGCCAACCATTTTTACAGGATTTTCTTTTGTACCTGTAACTAATTTCGTTTTCATTTCTTCTGCAACAATATCAGGATCGCTATCAAGATTTGCAAATTTATCTTTTTCAACTTGTAGTGCTTCTTCTCTAGCTTTTATCTCAGCATTTTTTTGCTGTGTTGTTTGATAGTCTAAATCTACACCTAAAATATCCAAACCATTGCTTGCGGTAATTTCACCTGTAGCAATTTTGCTTTTAATTGGTATGATCTTTGATAGATTTTCTGGAGTAGAAGGTAAACCAGCAATAACACTATTAAATGAGTTTAATTCCTTTGTACTATTATTCTTCCTATCTTCCCTTTCCTTCATAGCATTTTGCAAAGCGGTAGTTCCACCTTGCATTGCTCCTGCTGCAAACGCTTTAGCAACTGCCTGACCCATACTTGGTCTTTTCTTTACTTTAAACTTGAAAGCCATTTATTGTACCGCCTTTTTATAGTTCACCATTTTGACTCCATCTACTTCAATAACTGCATCTTCATTTACTTTTTCTACATCTTGTGCCATAACACCAATCTGAGGAGTCCTGTCTCCCTTGTAGTTAAAAACATATACTGGCAATCCATTATCTAATTTTCCAACTTGAGATATATTTTCTTTCATCCTACGATCAGAAACCAATGAAGCTAAATAAGGTATTCCTTGAGTCACTAATGCTGTACCTGCTGCTTGCCCCGCTGCTGAACCTCCTTGACCCAACATAGTTTCCCACCACTCAGGTTGACTGTCTAAACTAGCCTGTATCTGAGCGCGTTGCGTTGATTCATCCATTAAAAATTTGCTCATAGCATCACTGAGAGCATCTTGATTGTATTCAGCACTAATTTCTTGAGGAATAAACTGCGCTAATTGCTGTTGAGTTTGTGCCTTACTACCTGCTATTAAGTCCTGTAAAGACCTTGCGGATTGTTCTTGGATTTGAGGAGTAAATGCTTCTATTTGAGACTGATCACCACCTGAACCTAAAATTGCATTTTTGATTTGAGTTAAGAGTTGTCCTTCTTTCCTCGCAGATACATTTTCAGCAATTTCTTCTCTTAATCTACCAGATTCAGTAATCCGACCTTCAAACTTAGCAACATTTTCTTCTAATTCTTCTCTGCGCTCTACTTCATTTTCAGCAGCTCTTTTTTCTTCTTCAGAACCATAAGTTTCTCCAGTAATATCAGAAGTAAGGATTTCCTTGCTTAGTTTTACTAATTCAGCATCTGCTGCTCGATTTGCTTCACCTACTTTCTCTTCTCTGCGAAATCCAGCTTGATAATTATATGCTGGAATACTCCAACTTTGCAGAACCTCACCAGTATTCGTATCTACAATTTCGATCTTAGTTGTTCTACCTAATTTATTTTTCTTTGTTCGTTTCTCGTATCTCATGTGAGACTCCTATAAGTCCTTTGCTTGTTTTAATTCTGAAAAATGCCAATTCCCTTTTATTTTTACAGACATATATGCCTTACCATTACTGTGACAAATGCCAGTGTCACCGTCTATACCTTCACTATTTGTAAAAAATTCCTGTTTCTCATTTAACATAACATCTTGTTTATTATCAAGTTCCACATCTACATCTCCTGTAGACTCAAAAACCAATCTACCCATTTGACCACCACCTCTAGCTGGTCTATCAGGGTTTCCACCATAATCAGGATTAATTGCTCTATGCGTTTCTCTAGCCATTAGGGATTACTACCTAATAAATCATAATCTATGTCTATAGATTCAATTTCCATATTGCTTGCAGCGCAACTAATAGTAACAAATCCAATCTTACCTACACTGGAAAATGCTTTACTTATGGATGCAATCGCACTTTGTGAAGCAAAGGTAATTGTTGCATCGGCTGAAGAGAACGCATTACTATCTAAAAATATAGTTACCGTTACCGCAGAAGATGCCTTATACACCATTGTTATCTTTCTAAATCTTTTTTGTATATCTGGTGTACCAAAATCAAATTTTTTGGTAGTAACCGTTGCAGCATTACTTGCTGCTGAACCAGTATTTACCTCTTTCATTCTTGTGGTACTAGCCATTAATCCACCTCTAAATATTGTGCGCGTAAATCATCACTAATTACAAAATTACTTCTTTGTCCAGCACTTTCTATATCCCTTAAAACCCAACTGCCATTATCCATATTCATAACATAAATCGTAGTAGCATTGGTATCTGGAACAAATAACAACTCATTGTCTACTCCATCATATCCAATCATAGGTTCATCAAAAGTTAATCCTTGATAGGTGTCTCTAATAGGGTAGGACAATTCACGAACCGCATTATGTGTTACCGAATAAATGCCAGACTTATTGGAACACACAATTCCTAATGGAGTCTCAAATACTGCGTGTTTATGCTGTGCGCCTACCCCTACAAAAATCTTTTCCATTTGTCTGCGGACATTGTATATGTAAGTATTATTTTTCTTAAAGATAAAAAGTCTATCACGGTATGCACACATTTTTATAATTATATCACCATCGTTTCTACCTACATCAAAAAATCTACCAGGCATAATTTCATCATATTTAAATGGATCAGTGTAATACACCCTATTATTGGCTCTAGCGGTTTGACTATTCTCGTCAACAGTATCTACATTTCCATAATATGCTCGGTTATTCACCACAGCAGCAGTATTCCATTTAATAGAATTAACAGGAGTTTCTGCTGCCCTGCCTGTTAAACTGTTATAAGTAGCGAGTTTTAATCCATCGTGAGGTAAGTACCATGTAGCTACTTTATCTGTGGCTATAGATGTAGCAAAGGCTCTTGCACTACTAAAGGAAAATGGAGTCTGTGCATACTCTTCCCCAATCCAATTTTTCCAATTTACTGTAACACCAGATCCAGAAGTAACCTTACCAGTAGTGACATAAGCTCCACTTGCTGATTTGATTGCTGCAATAATAGTAGCAGTTTCTGCAAAGTTTGTTACATTAGTAGCAAAAGAAGCTGTGCTATTGTCAGGATGAACAAAAAGCATTTTTTCTGAGCCTACGGATGGAGAAAATCCAGCTCCCCATGTCGAATCTGCTGATCGAAAGGTATTTGCTGTAGCAGCATCAATATCCTCATAATTTGCTGCTCCAATGTTTCCACCTACCTCATTAAATGGCTCTGCACATGGAATCCAATATCCATTATTTGTTTTTGCAGTACCCAACCTAGTTACCACATCTGTAGAAGAATTTTTTGCTCTTGGATCTTCTGAAAATCCTTTATCTATATCGTATGATCCTACTAAGTACCAATCTACATCATCTTCTGGTTGCCAATATAGGTTAACAGCAGTAATTCTTGGGTTAAAAGAAGCTAAGTCTGTTCCTGTAAACATAACCAACTGAATACCAGGGCAATTTCCATCTACTACTGTATTTAAGGAAGGTACTCCAATATCTCCATTTGCATCTTTCCCTAACGCACTTTCTTGCACATAATCATATACAAAAGTGCAAGTATATTTATCTTTAGAGCTAAATGTACCAGTATCCACATCTGGTATTAAAATTGTATCATCTCCGCTACCTGCTGGAAAATGAACAAAAATACCAATTTCATTTGCTGCATTAATATCGTCATTTTGATCAAAAGCGTATATCATTGGCACTACGGTTGGCGCAGTGATAGCTAAATCCTGCACATACCAATTATTTACCAATGCTTGCATAGGTGGTTCTTCAAATCGAAAACCATCTTCATAGGTTTGGCTTTGACCAAATACATTTCGCTTTACATGACCATACCACTTAGAAGCATTTGCAAAAGAAGAATCGGATAACCGTAGTATTTGACTATGCACAAATAGATCAGCAAATACATCCGCTCCACTCCAACCTTCTGTTACATTTTCAAATTCTTTTACGGTAGCAACCGTAACCGTTGCTACACTGCTAGTAGAACCTGGATCAGTAAATGTTAATGTATCATCTACTGAATATCCGCTACCAGGAGAAGTAATGGTAAATGTTGGATTTCCCGATCCATCTGTAGTAATATCAAAAGTTGCACCTGTACCTGTAGTGCTACCACTACTGGGGGATTGATCAGAAGAGGATTTTCCTGTCTGCCATGCGCCACTTGGTGTAGGGGTAGTATCATCTACGCTATTGATTCCTCGCTGTATGGATATATCCTGTCTTTGAACCAATACACCACTGGAATAAAACCACCATTGTGTACTTACATCATTATTACTACCATCTTTTTCTGTTCTATATAAAACCAGTTCAGTCTGTTTTTGTAAGCCATCGCCTACACCGCTTATGGTTTGCTCTACATTTGGTCTTTCCAATTTGCCAGGTTTTTTATTTTTTACCTTACTGAATACCGTATACTGGTTTTCTTGTAGGTCAAATTCTGACTGATTGGTTACTAATCCACCAGAAAAGTCTCTAATACGCATTTTTGGCATTAGAAATCCTTGTAGTTAATATTAAACTTAGGCTCTCCTGCTCTGCGCTGACGATCCATCACTACTTTTTCTTTCCACTCTAACCACTCATTCTTGAAATACGGTATCATATTCATGTCTCTTAATCTTTCTGCGGTTTTCCATGCTCCATAATAGACTAAACATTCATGATAACGAGTATCTATCATAGGAACATCTGAATCACCAGATAAGGCTGTAGGCAAGTGATAGTAATAAATTTTTATTTCTTTTACTTCTTGCGGAATAGGAAAAATATTTAAATGTATATCGTTTATATAATATCCATAGGCAGAAGGCATTTGGACATCACCAACATCACTGGAAATATTGTAAATCTGATCCATACCAATACGAGTCATTTGATCGCTGTCAAAGTCTACTCTGTAAATACGAATCATATTTGCCAGATTAGAGCTACCTGCGGAAGCTGCATTTTCTACGATTGTCCATGCAACAACAGATACACCATTACCATTCACAAGCTGATATGCTCCAGTTCCTGCAACACTGTTTCTTGTAGCATAACCTGAAAATAGATTGGCTTCATCTGCTAAAATAATTTGAGCTTTGTTAATCAAATCGGTTAATACAGCATCTGCAACCACACTGGTATCTTCTACGCCAGTAATATTTCTTATTTCGGTTCTAATTTGAGTTAATGTCATAATCTCTCTAAGGCGGGGCGAGCGTAATGCCCGCCCCTTAGTTAGTTACTGATTACAGATCAGTTCTTGATGTTAAATACTGAATAACAGCGTAGTCTTTGCTGTCAAACGTACTCATTCCTACACCGTAGATTTGACCTGCTGCAATACCAAGTTTGTTTCCATAATCAAAGGTTTTTTCAACCCAGCTCATTTCATCCACTTTGGCATGACAAGCAGCTCCAGCACCAAGAAATAGGTTACGAGCATAAACAACAGAAGCTCCACCACCATCTGCTGCGGTAGTGATTCCTTCATGCTCATGCACGATTACACCATCATACATACCTAAAGCACCAGAAAAAATTGGATTTTCAGATCCTCTGACATTCGCATTTTTCTGAGCGTTTAGCCATGTGTCATCTTTAGCAAGATCATAGGCTACTTCAGGATGCACTAAAAGAACATAGTGATCTTTTCCATCTACTCTGATAGGCTTCATCTTGTAACTCTTAGTAGTACCAAGCATAGCCATCTTCTTTAGCTTAGAAATATCCTCTGCTGTAGCTAAATCAGTGGCAGCAACAGCAGCTTTTGGATCTGAGTCAGCATAGACAGATCCAGCAGTTGCTGAATCTGCTCTTAAATAAGCACCAGCACCTGATGTTTTTGTTAATGCACTAAAAATTTGTGCATCGTGATCTTCAGCATACTGTCTTTTTAACTGAGCAAGAGCTTCTGAACGATAGTTATAAAGCACTTTACTATCGTCAAAATTACCTGCATTAATTACACCAAAACGCCTTTGCGCAGTAGCGACAGTTAATTCATGGGAAGATAAAAGTTGTTCATTAGCTTCCAATGCATTATCACCAGTTATTGCTGTTCCTGTGTATCCTACCAAACCAAAAGTCATATCTTTACCTTTGCCTTCTGGCATAGTTTTAGAAACGATCATTGATTCAAATGTGTCCCCCATGAACTTAGAGAAATAAATCTCTTTTCCAACTTCATACGCAAGTTGCTTCGCCCATCTGGAGACGTTTAAGGCTGAGTCCCAAGCCATAATAAACTCCTATATTATTTAGGATTCCAACAAAGCCTGCATACGGACATCTTCAGGTAGTTTATTCCAATCTGCCTGAGAGATAGCATCAAAGTCAATCGCAGTTTTATTCCCACCAGTAGCATTAGAAAGTGTTGTTGGCACTTCATCTGCTTGAGTAAGTTTTTCTGTGACTTGTTTCACGCCTTCCGTTTTTGCTTTGCTTTTCTCCTGTTGTATTGTCATAAGCGTGTACGCATCTTCAATTTGTGCGATCCCACGCTCATCTCCGAATTTGGCAACAGCTTGGAGTGCTTCATTAGACATATCAGGGTGTGATTTGATAAAACCATCTATCATATCCTGTTGAGCTGTTTTCATTCGTTTCTCATTGATCTCTCTTTCTTGTATTTTGCGCTGTTCAGCGAATTGTTTTTCTACGATTTTAGAGATATGTGGGGTGAATGAATTAGCATCATACGGATCTAATTCTGGTAATTCTGGCTCTACTTTCTGTGGAGCGGTATTTACCCTAACTTCATCAAGTGACTTACGCAGTTCACCAAGTTCATTGGTCTGCCTGCCATTGAGTTCCTGAAGATTCCTATAAGACTTATCTGTATTTGAAGCATATTCTACCAACTCATCCACAGAAGAAAATTCTCTGTCTCCGACTTTATAGCTTTGTGTTTCTGCAACAGGTGTCTCTGCTGTTTGCTCTGTTACATTTGATTCTGGAGAATCCGTGGCAGTGCCATCCAATTCTTTAGCCTCATCAATGTAGTTTACTTGCTCTTCCATTGTACCTTGTCCTTTGTTTCGGGGGTGTTATGAATCACGATTTATCCTTACCAGCCATAGGCTGTGCTTGCTGCGCTTGCATTTGTGAGGATCGCTCTTCTTCAAATTTCTCTAGGATTTCCCTTCCTGCATCCATGTCGGAAAGCTCTACATAGAGCGGGAATAAACTGGCAAATCCATTCCTGACAAGTTCGCCCACCTGCTGCGCTTTGGCAGCTTTCATTGTAGGTGAGTTCTCGCCCTTATCAAGAACAATATCAAATTCAAATTTTTCAAAGTTGGTTAAAAACCTTGCTATGGTCTCATTAATGACTTCTACCTCTTCTGGAGACTCTGCTTTTTCGGTTTCTGCACCAATAATTCTTTTAATTTTATCTGGAGTATAAAATTGTTGCATATTTTTCAATGCCTGCATCAGAACAGTGGTCTTAGTCATGTCTAAGTTTTCCATCTGCTCTTGCAAAGTCATCATACCTTGTCGTATTCTGGTCTGTGCAGCAATACCACTTTCTTTGGTAGAAGTAGCTACTCCCATCATAGGATCAGTAGCACCACTAATTTCTTTGGCATCAAACTCCGCTTTTTGTTCCATAGCAGCAATACTGCCTACGATAGAAAGGTGAGAGTTTGACCATTGCTGCATAAAGTCCGTAATTCGCCCCTTAAAGCCAGGAATACCAATCCACCTACCTGATGTGGAGGCTTCGTTCATTTCCTCCTGTGAAACCTTATTTCCTGAAAAGACA